GCCGTGAAATGAGGCGTGGAAACGTCGATTACGGCCGTGTTCGATCCTGTCTCACCAAAGAAGACAGCCGCGTATGACGTGGTGCTCGCGTCAACGACCTCCGACAGAGGAACGCTGAGAATGTGCCTCGTGTCGAGCGCGCCAGCGGACGCCGATCCATCGGTAGCAGAACCGAGAAGCGTGACCGTTCCTGTTGTCCGGTCGTACGAGTAAATCACGAGCACGGGCTTATTCGTTGGTAGCGCGCTATGGCCGATACCCGTTACATACACGGACACGTTTGTGAGCGTACTCCCGTCTCTAACTGGTATGCCCCATCGAATCTGACTCGACGCGAGCACGCTGTTCTGTCGGAACAGGTTGTTGATGCACACGAACGACGCGACCGTGCCGCCTGATAGCATGTACGGGATCGGAGACGAGTCGACCACGCGCACGCGTGACCGTGCGTTCAGCTTAATTCGCGTAGTACCTGCACACGTAACGTCCGTGACCGTCGTCGTAGCCGTTAGCGATAGCGTTCCGGTGTGGGTGAAGGTGCCAGCGATGGAGCCGCCACCGAGAAGGGACACGAACCCGTTGAACGTGACCGTGACGCCGCTCGCCGCCGCCGTCAGCGACGATCCGTTCGACATGGCAAGCGAAGATCCAGCGCCAAGATCGAGCGCCGCTGTAGCGCCAGATGCTACGGTGAGACTCGATCCGCTTTGGAGCGTCATGGCCGCCCCGCTCGCGAACGTGAACCCAGCCCCGCTCGCGAGCGTAACGACGCCAAGAAGCGTGTCGCCGGCCGCCGTCTTGTCGAGCGCCTTGATGGTGTTCGCGTCGAGCGCCGTCGCTTCGGACGAGCGAAACTTCGTGTTGACGCCCCATCCGCCGGGCTTGGTGAGACTCAGTGTCATGGCTTCCTCAATTCACTCGTCAAAAATCTCATTGTCCAGGTTGTGCTCATCATCGAGCCAAAACCCGGCGCCGCCCGATCCGTCGGTGAACCAGTCGAACGTGACCCACGCGGGGACAAGATCGTCGAGCGCCGTCGTCGTCTCTGCGACGAGAGAGTAAAACTCCTCGGTGCTCATCGTCGGTGGACGTTCGGCCTTGACCAGGATGTAGGCGATGGTCGAGCGCCAGTCGTCATCGGGGAGCGTGACTCCGCCCGGGACCGCCGCGCCACCTGGGACGCTTCCCGTTGCATCCGCCGACGTTTGATGAACGACCGACACGAACGCAGCGCCAAGGGCCAGCTCGAGCGCCGCCTGAACCGACGAAGCGTCAGGGGTCGCGTTCTCCGTCATGAAGCGAAGCTCGACGATCGCCCGGCGCCGCTTTGCGCTCATCGTCGGTGGAGGCACGATCCCGAGAATGCGCTCCCAACGCGGTAGGAAGTCCGTCATCCGGCGCGGATCATGCTGTAGGGACAATCGCCGGTTGAGACCCCACATATACGCAAGACAGCGCGCATCCGCCTCGCGCTCTGCCCACACGATCGAGGCCCGCTCTTTCGAGAAGGCTGTGCCGTCCGACTCCAAGAGCGAGTCGACGATCACCTCCTCGCGATGCCCAGCTTGACCGCCGAACTTGACCGGGCTCGGATCAAACCCGCCGCTCATCATAGCACCACAAGCGTGATGAGCCCGGACGGGTCGTCGTAGGTGCCGGCCGCGATGCCGTACACCTCGACCAGGAACACGTTCGGGGCCGTGCGAGTGACGGATGGGATGTACCCAAAGGTCTCAAGGCTCGGGAGACCGACGCGAAGGTTGATGGGACGCGTGACGCCGCGCGCGTCCACAACGCTCGACGCCCATGTCACCTGGTATCGCCCCGTCGAAAGAACGTCGACGACGGGCTTGATCCCGTCGGCGTTGCCCCACACGGCGTCATGCTGGGCCACCTCGCCACCGTTGTCGAACTGGACGAAGGCGCGCCCGATCATGCGCGTCATCTGCGCGACGTCAGCGCGCGTCTCGTTCGATGCCTCCGCGGGTAGATCGGTCGTGGGGTCGACCACCGGGGCGTAGTCGTCGATATCTCCGCCGAGTCCGTCGTAGGATTGGGATTGGGGAAGCATGGTCACTCCTGCGGGTAGAAGCCGATGTGTCGAGGGATGATGATGTACGGAGGATCCGATATCGCCGCGGGGAGAGGCGGTGAGACCGCCTCTCGATACAGGTATCCAGCCGCATAGACCTCAGAACGCTCGGAAAAGACCTTCAAAAATCGGTTCGACAGGGACGATGGCCACGAGTCGACCGCGAGAGGTCGACGCTTTGCCCTTGGAATGAGCGAGGCCACATCGGTTTTTTCGCCTGGCCCGAGCCCAGCGAACCCAGCAAGCACCGCCTCGTAGTAGGCTTGCATCTGCTCTGCCCCAGGAAACACGTACTCGCCGATCGTGATCGATGTGCCATTCGAGTCGACAAGAGGAACGTCGAGCCCGATGTAGTAAGGCGAGCCGCCGCCAAGAGGAACCGTGACGATCTTCGCCGTGCGCAGCACCCAATCGACGCTCGAAATCCAGCAAATCGTGTCGCCTACCGCGGGAGGCACATCCGACGCGACCTGGATGTTGTTCGCGAGAATTACGTCGAGCACCTCGACATAACCAGGGGACGCGAGCACGGGGAACGGAACGGCGTCAAGCCATCCGCCCCCGGGGCCCGAAGGGCTTGCCGTCTTGGCCGATGGCAGGGATAGGCCGAAGCTGACGTTCACGGGGTAGTTCTGGACCGTCGTGACCACGCACTCGGCGTACTCGGGGACCGCTCCGATTCCGGCCGGGGCCACCTTCGTCGACATGATCGTCGCGTTCACCGCGCGCCCCTTGTTCGTGGCCGTGGGCGCCCCAACGGCCGCAAGGTGGACAGTCGACGGGCCGTTGCACGCGGGGTAGCAGAACGCTTTCTGTACCGCCGTGGTCGAGTTCTCCGTCGCCAGGTTGAGAGCTGCCCAATTGGTGCCGTTGGGGGGATGGCGCAGCCGATCGAGCAGTCGCCCCCGAAGGCCTTCCTCGCTCTCTTGGTCGATCCCGCCCGTCAAGCCGCCCGTGCCGACGACCGCCGTAGGCTGCACGAACTCAGGGGGGGCCGTCCAGCGCAGCACCGCGCCCGCTTCCAAGTTCGTCCCGACGCCCGTGTCGACGCTCTCGACGGTAAGCTCCGCGCCGTTGTCGAACGAGCCGCCGACGAGCACCTGATAGGTGAGGCCGTTCGCGTCGATGAGCTGCGCGCCCGATGGGATGCCGACCTTCGTGGCAACCGTAGTGGACAGGATAACGGGGCCGATCGAGGGGCCCGCGTTGCGGTAGGACAGACCGCGGAGGGCCGCCCCTCGTATGAGGTCGTCGCCGACTGCCGTATCCGGCATCTGAGCGTTGGCCGCCGCCGACGTGTTCGCCGTCGCCGCGACGATCTGCTGAGCAATGGCCGTCGCGCGAAGGTAGGCCTCCGAGCCCGATCCTACGTTCGGGTCCGTGACCCCTCGGTTGATCAACCCGTTGCGGTAGGTGCGGAGCCAATCCGCGCGCACCTCCTCGAAGGTCTTTACCGCCATGCTCTCGACTGTGGTTGCCATGGTGTCTATGTCCTACACGAACGTCGTCTGAACTTGACCGGATGACAGGTCGCGCCATGAGACCGCGAGCGCCGCGCTGGACGTGCCCGCGCGCCCCGTGGTGACCTCGACCACCTCGACAAGGCCCGCCGTGACCAGGTTGCTCAAAGCGTCGTCCACGAGCGCGCGAAGCCGCGCGCCCACGTCATCGTCGAGCATCTTGGGGAACTCGCCGATCCCAAGGTCAAGCACGGCCGCCGATCCCTTGATCGTCCGCAGCGCAAGCAAGACCATCGGGGGGACAGGATCCGAGCCGACGCGCTGCCCCGTGTCGCCGAGCACGTAGTCGCCCGTCTTGGGGTCGAGCGCGACCGACGATCCGATCGATGCGTCGACCTTGCGGAGCACCGTCGGATAGGACGACGCGATCGAACCAGGGACGCCGAAGCCGCACGGGCTTGACCCCATGGGGCAACCACCCGCGCCGATGTTGCTCGCGCTCATACCGCCTTGACCTTCGTGCTTGCGATCGACGGGGCCGCCGGAAGGGGAACCCCCCACACGACAGGGCCGCCGCTGTTCGACCCTGACGCGAGCGAGAGAAGCAGGTTACCGATCCAGGTCGACAGGGCCGGCTCGAGCGCTACCGCCAGCGTCGCCCCCGCGCCGAGCTTGATCCCGCCCGCTTGGTCGACCGTGATCGAGTTGCCGCCGCCCGGGTCGATCGTGATCGTGCCCGCGCTGGTGACCGTGATCTTGACCGGCGCCCCGCCCGCGCCGTTGTCTTTCTTGACCTGGATCAGGATCGTGGCCGTGGTGCCATCGTCGCTGAGCCGTATCTGCCCCGTGCCGCCGTTATTCGGGCCGCCCGCGTAGAGGCACGTCTCGCCAGGTCCAAGGCCCGTAGGGAGGCTACAGCGCGAATCGCGCGAGGCAATGCAGACGTCGTTCGACCCTTGGACGATCGAGACGACCTGACACGCCGACGCGCCAGCCTTGGCCAGCGCTGGACGCGAGCACATCCCGACGTGCTGCCACCATTCGCCGTTGTCGGTGAGCACCTCGCGCGTAACGGTGTCGCCGGTCTGAGCCAGGATCACGCCGCGCGCGTCTTGGGTCGTTCCGAGCACGTCCGCTCCTAGGTTGAAGTCGTCGAGCATGTTACGTCGCCACCTGAAGGGTATAGGGCCGGATGAGGCGGATCGTCGTCATCGTGCCCGAACCCGGGCTCTTGGAAAACGAGCGCTCGACGCACCATAGGCGCCCGTGGATCCCGCGTACGTCGTCGTCCACATCCACTAAGCTATTTACTGCCCATGGTGCGCCCGCTTGCGTGTGCCCGTCGACCTCGTAGGAGACGGTTAGCGCCTTCTGCTGACGCGTCGCCATCTCGCGCCGCACGCTCGCTTCGAGCTGCTCGATGGTCTTGGCGTCATTGTCCTGGAAGAACATCGGGGCCGCGAGCGACGGGTCACCAACGGGCCGCGTAAAGGGGACCAACTCGGGTCGGATGGGAAGCACCCGCGCGCCCTTGTACCGCGTGAGGATCGTGGCGACTCCGGGGAGCACAGCGCCCGCCGCGTCGAGCCCCACAAGCTCGTTCACCATCGCGACCTTTAAGCGGCTCTTGTCCGCTTGTCGCCCACCGCCGAAGCCGAAGCCGACGATCACGCTAGGCTGAGTCGTGACGTCCTGAACGAGCGCGCCATGGAGCACGTTGTTCGATGCCCCGTTCTCGCGCCGATGGATGATCCGATGGCGTGGGGCCGTGGTGAAATCGGCCTTGTCGATCACGACGCCCGAGCCATCGGCCGCCGCCCACATCATGAACCCTTGGCGCCGAAGGATGCGATCCAGGTACGCGTAGGCCCCCTCTCCGATCCTTGGCTTGACCTGATCGAGCGGTATCGCCTTGAGGTCCGGGCGCGCCGTGTTGACCGTGACGGAGCCCGTTACGAGCGTCGTCTCAAGCTTCACCGAGCCGTCAGCTTGGGTTGTCCGCTTGGGGACGCCCACCTTGACGGAGCGCGTACCCGTCGCGCCGACCCCACGAGGTAGGCCCGTGACCGCGTTCACGTTGATGGCGTCTGAGTTGTAGATCGTGTCGATCCCGAACTGCGCCAAGACGGAAAGAACCACGTCCGCCAGCGTCGACCCTGACGCGAACTTGTAGGCAGGGTCGATGCATGAGTCGACCACGCGCCCGAGAATGTCGCGCCCCTGGACCGTGATGACCGTGCCGCCGCTCGATCCCGCGTCGATCGTGCGCTTGTCGATGAAGCCGGAGCACTGGAGTCGATCGTTCATCGCCAACTCGACAGGAGCGCCGACCACAAGAAGCTCGTCTACAAGCGCGCGATCGTCCGCCGGGACGGAGAACGACCATCCCGCCGTCGGCGTGAGAAACGCCTGGTTGTAGCTGTACCGCGTCCAGTTGGTGATCTCGCGCCCCGACCCGGGGAGGCGCAAGACGACCGTATCAAGCTCGCTTAGGCCCGAAGGGAGAGCCATGGCTACGCCCTCTTGTAGTGCTGGACGACCGTATCGGCCGGGACCGACAGAGCGCCCGCAAGCACGGGGTTGAGCGACAGGATCTCGGGGATGGTGTTCTTCAGACGGTTCGCGATCGAAGGCACGGCCGCGCGCCGGGGAACCCGGTAAAAGCCCTTCGTCGCGCCCGTCGTCGCCAAGGTGACCACCGCCGCGCGCACCGCGCTAGCGAAGCGCTGCGCCGAGTCTCGGTAGCCCGTGTCGACGCGCCCCGCCGTGTCTTGCAGCGACAGGGCCGCGTGGATCACGCGCTCCGCCTTGGCGACCACGCGCGCCCGCGCGAGGTCCGCTTGGCTTCCAACGGCCTGGAGTTGCTGCACGAAGTCGGTGAACGACGCGAAGCCATCGGCCGCGAGCCCCATATCAGGCTGTGGGTTCAGGGACGCGATCGACGCGTCCAGGGTGAGCGCCGAGCTTGCTGCGAGCCCAAGAGCCGAAGCGACGTCCAGCGCGCTTGCGTCGCCCTCGTCTACGCTCTCGATGAACGTGATGTCGAGCGTAGGCCCGCCGCGGAACTCGGGGTTAAGCTCCTCTTTCCAGTCTGCCGCCTTCATGGTGCGCGCGCCGTAGATCGGATGTTGAAAGGCGCCCGTCGAGCGCTCCTCAAGGGCCGCCATCACCTTACGGTATGTCTCGGGGAACAGGTTGCGCCATGACTCGCCACGCCCCCGCGCGATCGTGTTGATGAACGGGGCCCGTAGCTGGACCGTCATCGAGTTGCGCCCCGTGTTCTCGACGCGCCACCCGTTCCGATCCATGCGCTTGTGGGGAACGAGGCCGTGGCCACCCGATGAGGTGACCATCAGCGTGGGGAACGAGATGCCGCGCCAGGTCGTCTCTAGGAGCTGCGAGAGGATATCGACGCTCGCCATGGTGCCTACTTGCCGCCCGTGAAGGCCTGTGAACGGTTGAGCTCTTTCATCGACGCGTTTACGTCGTCGATGACCGACTTGAGCTCCTTGAGGCTCGCCGCAGTATCCGCCGTCTCCGAAGAGAGTTGCTCGCCGCCGGCGCCGCCGCCCCCCAACATCGAGGCCTCCCCGGATCTCCCCGGGGAGGAGTAGGAAAGGCGCGCGTCTTCAAGCTGCTTCGCCCGCGCTGCGTCCGCCGCGTCCGGGGCGTACATCTTCCGCGCCTCGTTCTCCGGGAGCTTGTCTTCGGGGTAGAACACGAGGTCGCCGTTCTTGCCCGCGGGCCGCCACTTCCCCTTGCTCTCGTCGTCCGGCGCCATCTTCTCGCTCTTGACGAACTCGAAGCCGCTGTCGCCCTTCCGGTAGTACCCTTGCGCCGTGGTGACGAGCGGGAGAGACGTATCCTTCCCCTTGTCCTCCACGCGCCGCACCACCGAGCCCTCCTCTGCGTCCTTGTCCGACTTTGCTTGGAAGGCCTCACCGATCCAGCCGAGCCCCTTGGCCGCCAAGAGCGCGCCTTGAACGAGCGTGTCCATGGCCTTGCCGATGTTGTCTGAGTTCGCGGCGAAGAGGTCGACGAACTTGTCGACCGATGGCATCATGCCCAAGAGCCGATCCTTGACCTTGTTCACGGCCGAATCCCACTTCTCGCCGCTCGTCTGCATTACCGCGTCGCGCTTCGCCGACTCCGCCTCCATGGTCGTGTTCGCTGTGACGAAAGTCTTGATGAAGTCCTCGACCGCGGTAGCAGCCTTGGTCTTGGCGTCCGCGTCGCTTGCGCCCCCTGCCTTCGCCTCGCCATAGGCACTCGTAAAGCGCTCTTGAAAAGATCCGATGAGCTTCATGCTCGGATCGGAGAAGCCAGCCGCGCGCAGGGCCGTCGCGTTGCCGCTCGTCTTCTGGAAGATGCTCGCGATGAGCTTCGCCGGGTCCGCGATCTGCTCGACGCCCGCCTCGTTCTTCATGATCGACGTGGGCGAGAAGCGCCGACCCGCTTTCAGCGCGTCCGTGGTGAACGACGCGAGGCCCGTCGCCGCTTCGTCGGTCGAACCGAACCCGCGCCGACTCGACTGTAGGAGCGCGCCGCTCATGGCGATGCGCGTGGCGTAGTCGCCCGCGAACGAGGCCGCCGGAGCCGTCAGCTTGCCGCCTAGGCGTGACATCTCGCCAAGCGTGACGGAGCCCATGTCGCCCTGGGCCGTCTGCATCAGGAGGATCTTCTCAAGGTCCTCCGCCTTCATGCCCTGCTTGTAGACCGAGCCAGCCATGCCAGCGAGTTGCGTCGGGTCGTAGCCCCTCGACTTGGAGAGCGTGCCGATCACGTTCAGCATCTCGAAGCTGAGCTTTGATTCGCCCGTCGCGTCTTGGAACACGCCCGCCGCGTTCATGAGGGACTGGGGGTCCATGTTGTTCTTCAGGGCCACCGCGCGCGACGTCCCTAGAACCTCATCCGCCGAGAGCTTCCCCCCGCTCGCGTTCGCAACCTGCTGCGCGCGCGTCTGTAGCTGCATCGCTGGGCGGATCACGTCATTGAGCACGAAGCCGCCGAACTGCTTGAGCGCCGCCGATGCGATGTCGATCCCCCGCTTGAGAGCTTCCGCTGCGCCAGCGATGCCCCACGCCGAAGGGCCACCGCCCTTTCCGCCACCACCGCCCTTGCCTCCAGTCGGCTCATCGTCCGCGAGTTCAGACCTAAGCGCCTTGGATTTGTTGATCTCATCTTTCAGGATGGCGAGACGAGCGGCAGACGCCTTCTTTGCGGAAGCAATGCTGTGGGTCTCTAGCGCGGTTGCCTCTTGGCGAACGCTTCGCAGGGCTGCCAATACATCGGCAGTGCCATCCGCTCGCAACCCGACTGAGACCCGTGTGCTCATTGCTTTGCCTTCGTCAGATCAAGAAACATCAGCCGGGCAGCTCGCCAAGCGAGGATCTGTCCATCCGTGAGGTCAAGAGATCGCGCGCCATACGCACAAGAAGCAGACTCCGCAGATCCGAAGTCATAGGCGCTAAAGGGACGCTGCTCGCCCCCTTGCCAAGCACATCGATCCACGCGTTGTACTCGGTCTCCGTCATCGACTTGACGATCGGGCCGAGTTCGTAACGCACCGCCTTATAGGCCGCGAAGAGCACGTCGATCTCGTCGAGCGTCATCTTCGCCGCTACCGCGTCCGCGCCGGGGAAGAATGGGAGGTTCAGGTTGTCGAGGCGCCTACACGATCGCACGAGGACCTCGATGGACGCTCGGTTAGCGAACATCGTCTCGTAGCCCTCGGTCGGTTCGCCCTTCCCTGGCATAGCGTCCGCCTCGCGAAGGGCCTTCCTCGTAAACTTCTCCGCCGCCGCCGTCGCCGCTTGGGTCTCCTGGTTCGTCAAGACGACCATCGCGAGTTGCCCGATGGCCTTTCCGTCCGCTCCGACGCGTGGAATGTCCACGAGGTGGTGAGGCCTCGGCATGGTCGTCATCTGGTGCCATAGGTCGGACGGGTCGATTCCCTGGGGAGGTGCTTCGGACATGATGCGTGCTCCTAAACGAAAAAAGCGGTGACGACTGCGCCGCTCCGCCCAAGATCGGAACAACGCAGTCGCCACCGCGGCTCTACCAGCGGGGGACGCCCGCCGGCTCTGTACTCTTTGCGAGGCCCGCGCGCCGGTCTTGGGTCCGTGCGCTCCGCTCGTCTCTCGTTTACGTCCAGTTTGCGAACTGCCCCGTGAACTCGAAGCTCAGCTTGGATTGAGACTCCACCGCGTGGGTGAAGTTGTCGTCCGCGATGAACCCCTTGCTCGTCAGGGTGCGCCCGCCAGCGAACACCGTGATCTCCCCGTCCTCAAGGTTCTCGATGACCGGGCCGGGATCCAGCTCGAAGTCGGCCGCGGGGACCGCGTTGTCGACGCTGATCGTCATCATGGGCGCCCCCGGGGACATGCCCGAGAAGCCCTTGGCCGTGGTCTTGACCGGCTGCGCTCCGCTCACTCGCTTGACCGTGACGGACGACTGCTCTGATAGGAGCGTTCCGTTCCAGTAGACAGTCGCCTTCGTGTACCGTTGAAGATTACTCATCGCCTGTAGCCTTTCGTGTAGAGACTGCTCCCGAGAGCGCCTATCAAGCGACCTGGTTCACCTGAAACGCGAGCTGATCGAGGATGTCGATCGGTTGGAGCGGGACCTGGATGCTCATTCGCGTGGCCGGGGACGTCTCCCGAACGACCACGGTATCGGCGATGATCTCGCCGACGCGCTGAAGCATCCCGTCTTCACCGAAGTTGCGCGTGGTCCGGTTCACCATCGCTTTGACGATGCGAGGGGTGACCGTCTGCGCGTTCGGCTCCGGCTCGTTCTTCTTCGGGTCGTCCGCGATCTGTTTGCCGCGGAACTGCGCCGACGAGCGACCGATGAGCGCGTCCGCGTACCTGTCGCACACGGTAACCTTGTGCGCGTCGCGGATCCTGAAGTCGAGGGCCGCGCCGTTCAGGAAGCGCGTGGTGCATCGCTTCACGAGGTAGGTGCGCCCCGTCGCCCGCACGCCGATCGGTGTGATGCCAGCGTTCAGGGCCGCCGCGATCTGCGCGCGCGAAGGAGCGTGACCCGAGAGCGGGGCCCGCACCTTCCAATTGCCGCTCGTCTTGGCGTCCTCTCCGTAGGAAGAGAAGTTCATGCGCGGCACTTCCGGCGCCTCTTCGAGCATGTAGACCGCCGCGTTGTTCGCCGCGAGCTCGCCCGGGGGAAGGTCGCTCTGCTCGAGCCACACGAACTCCGCGCGCGCCCCGTTCAGGGCCGTGCTGATCGTGATCGCGTTCGACACGGTGTCCAGGGAGCCCGCGATCACGCGCTGCCTGATACCCGTGGTCGCAAGCGCCTGGGTGTTCACCTGGGAGAGCAGCGCCACGAGGTTCGTTTGATCCGCTTGCGCGGGGACGATGTACGCGAAGCTCTTGGGGAGGATCGTGGCCAGCGCCGCCGTAAGCGAGTCGGTGACGGATCCGCCGGAGAACGCCGTTGACGCCAGCGGGGTGACCGTCGTTCCGCTCGTGGTCGGGAGAATCTGCGCCATGTAGCGGATCAGGTTGCCGCGCGTGCCGCCCTGCTTCGCCAAGAGCGTGATCACGCCCGCGACGTTCGACGCCGTACAGGGCCAGTAGGTGCGCGCGTTGATGTTGATGACCGCCGCCGCCGCGATGGTCGTGACCGTATCGCCGCTGACGAACCCCGTGTCGACGAACTCATCGCCGACCCAAACGCGGAGCGTGCCGGCGCCCGTGGCCGTTGTCGCCACCGTGACCGTACCCGTTGCCGCGACCGCCGAGCCGCCTTCCGCCACCGCCAGCGCGTAGATCGGCGTGGTCTTGTTCACGTCCACGAAGCGCCGGTAGAGGCGGTGAAGCTCCGAGCCGGCGCCGAAGAGCGCGATGGCGTCCGCCTCCGAACCGAGCGACGTCGGCGTGGTGGGGCCGTAGACGACCGTATCCGCCGTGGCCGAACCCGCGCTGGTCTTGTTTCCAAGGAGCAGAGCGGCGTAGAGGCCGTTTGCGAGGCTCGCATCGCCTTGGGCGAAATTTACCTCGATGTACTCGCCAGGAACAGGATCACTGGCGCTGAAACCGACAAGGTTGACACTCGACATGGGGGAAACCCTTCAATTGTGTTGATGGCGTTAGGCGTGCCGCGTGAGGCCCGCTCGTTCAGACCTTGAAGGCGAGACCGGCCGCGTCCGCCGTCGCCTTGTCCGCCGGCAGAAGGCATCCAGCCTTGAGTTCGGCGATGTACTCGGCGCGCCGCGGAACCGTGACCGGGTTCTCCGACATGACGAAGCCGCCCGCCGACGGGGTGAACTTGCGCCCGACGAAGCGAACGACGCCGCCCTCCATCGCCTCGTAGTCAGGGACCATTGCACTTTCCACCGGGATCACACGAAGCTCGCTCATACTAGACTCCATCCAGCGGTATATCCGCCTCCACGAGCGTCTGTTCGCCCGCGTCATCTTTCACGCTCACGCCAGCGTCGAACCCCTCGACGCCCGTTTCCGCGAACACGTCCTCGCGAACTTCCGTGAGGACTACAGAGAACTCGATGCACGGGTAAAACGTGTCCGGCTTGGCCGTGGGGCCGCGTTGCTGGACGGGGACGTACCCGATCGTCGACTCCTTGACCTTGATCTCCGCTAGCCCCGCCGCGCCGAGCACAAGCGCCCCGCTCTCGTGCGCTGGGTCGTATCCCTGCTCTATTCGGTTCAGGAGCACCCTGGACACGAGGCGGAGCATGGGGAGCAGTTTTAGGGCCTGTTCCGCGCGAAGCGGGGGCAGGATCCACTGCAAGGCAAACGTGCCGTCGGTCTTGTGACGCGTCCTCGTGTGCTCGCTCATGTCCTCGCGCACGGGGAAGAGCGCCAGCAAGGGGAACTTGTAGTTCGCGACCGTCAGGAACGGGCCGGGGTCGTATGGGATCTTCGTGCCGACGATGCTAGGGGCCGTCGTCAGCTCAGCTTCCGCCGCCGCTTCCGTCCACCGGCCGCCTAGATGCGTGTCGAGCATGGCCGCGCAGAAGCGAAGCAGCGCGTAGAGCCCCGGGTCGCCATCCTGGAGAAGCGTCTTGGTCGTCGACGACTCCAGCGCCAAGGGGAACTTGACCGCGCCGACCTTGAAGGTTCCGTACTCCTCGTAGCTCATGACAGCGCCTCACCGAAGATGGCAGGGATGCGAGGCTCGACCGCGCGCACCGCCTCATCCATGAACCCCGTGTGCTGCTCGACGATCGAGGCGTAGGGGAGCGTCGACTCGATCACCCGCTCAACCAGCGACACGCGCACCACCTGGATCGAGCGGCGTAGGCGTCCAGAGCGCCCCGGGGCCGTCGACCGTGCCTTCGCCTGTATGGCGTCCGCGACGTCATCAAGCGCCCCTGCTACGCGAGCGTCGAGCGTCGCGATCAGGTCGTCCAGGTCCGCCACCTACTCAACCCCCATCCGACGGACGATGATCGAGTACCTAAAATTGCCCGTGACGTCTTGGCCCACCTTCCGGTACATGACTCCGCCCTCGCACCCGGGGCCCGTGATCCTGAACATGACCGTGGTGCTTGGACCGACAGGGGCCGGGTCGAACACCGTGATCGGCAGTCCGCCCCCTCCGAGGATGGGAGGCGTCAGGGGACCGATGCGGAGGTCTTGGTCCTGGTAGAGCCCCCCGCTTGCCAGGATGTCCTTTTGGGAGAGCTGCGCGACCTTGGGGCGCTTGTCGCCGTCGACCACGATCGGTGTCACCACCGGGCTCGACGCCGCCCCATCTCCGGGGAGGTCGCCCGCCCACGTCGTAGAGACGTGCTCGACGTCGTAGCGCCGAAGGTCCCAATCCGAGTTGAGCCTCCCTCGGTACCCGTCGAGCAGTGCAAGGTAGGTGTCCCTGATCGTCATCCTACGCCCATGAGCGAGACGTGAGCGTTGCCGACCGCCCACGCGTCGCCGCCGTAGCCACGCCGCCCGAAGATGTCGTTGGCGATCGGCACGCCCATGACGATCGAGAGGCGGGCCGTCCACACGCGCCCAAGGTCCGCGTTGCCCGTCATGACGCTGTTGTTGTCGTAGAATCCAACGTCGTCCTTATCGAGCGTTCGGAGCCCGGCGCTCTTGGCGCTGTTTCCGAAGTCGCCCGTCGCTTGGTCGATCTTCGCGAGGAGGTCGACCACGATGGCGCTTGCTTCCGGGTCCGCGCCGACAACATCGAGCGCGCCCTCAAGGCGAGGGTTCGCTTGGCGGTACACCTGGGGATACCCGAGCCCGTGTCGAACCTTCGCCTTTTGCGTGTCGGTGAAAGCCATCGTGGTCTATGCCTCCGCGCGTTCCGTGCCCGTCCGGCGCTGCGCGCCTACTTCTCGCCGGCCTTGTCCTTGGGAGCCTTCGGCGCGGGAGCCTCCGGGGCGCTGGGCTTCGGGGTGTCCGCGCTGACGAGCGGGAGCTTCCTCGAATCGACGATGTAGGCGATCTCGTCGGGGATGGTCACTTCGCCCTTGGGCTTGACCGCATACTCTTTGCCGCGCGCCTTGAACTTGATCTCCGCTTCGCCGTCGTTCCTGAACTTCATGTCGCTTCTCCGTCTTGGGTGAGGGTCGTTACTCGCAGATCCCGTTGCCGCACGCGCCGCCGTTGCCGCAAGGCACGCCGCTCGCGCGTCGATCGTAGTGGCAAGCCCCGTCCGAGCCGCAGTAGGCCGCGATGCAGGGGCCGAAATCGATGCAGTCTTGCACGCCGTCAACGCACGCGGGATTGACCGCGACGGGGCCACCGTCGACAGGGCAGCACACCATGCGCCCCATCTCGCCGCACGCGTAGGCGCCGACCTCGATGCACGCCGCGTCCGCCGGGGCGCTCCATCCGCACGCGACGGGGACCATGCCCACGATCGCACACGGGGACGCCGCCTCGTTCGCGCACCACTCGTCGTCCGCCGGAGCGAGGCCGCATCCCATGCAAGACGCGTCGCTCGTGTCCAGGAGCGCGCACCAATCGCGCGACGGGCCGCCGCCTGCATCCTGTGGTTCACCGCCCGCGCCCGCTGCGCCTCCAATGCCCGACGATGAACTCGACGAGGAAGAGCACTCCGCACCGCCCGCTCCATCGGCGTGGTCCGGCGCTCCGCACGAAGCCGCGAGGATCACCGCCATCACCGAAACCGAACCGAGAATCACTGCAAGCCGCATGGTCGTTTCTCTCTTGGGGGAGAGCCCCTCGCGCACGATGACCGCACGCGAGGGGCCTTTAGGTGGGTGGATTCGCTCTACGAAATGTCCAGCGTGACAGCCATGTCGAGCGGGCTTGCCGTGACAGTGCCGCCCTTGTCGACCTGGAGACCGAACGTGTCGCCGGCCGCGAACGAAACGGGGTCCTGCCCGATCGTGTCACCCGTGGTAACCCCCGCTGCGACGATAAGCGCAAGCGATTCCGGCGATCCGTTCTTTCGGACGGACACGATCACGGTTGAGCCGCTTCCGGTGTGCGCCGTGGCCGCGCTGTACCTCATGCCCTTGATCGTCATTGCCTTGGCCACCGGCATGTCTTTCGCGACGGTCGGTGCGACCGCGATGTACCCCGGGGGGAGGTACTTCGTCGTCGCGCTGGTGCCCACGTCGCCCGCCATGAAGCACGCAGGAGCGCTGACGGCGTTGATGTCCGCCTTCGCCTGCGTCGCCAGCGTGATCACCGCAGAGGGTGTCACGCCTTGAGCCGGGATATCGATGGTGCTTGCCATGGTCCAGCCTCCTTACGGAGCGACGAGCGTGAGCGTCGGGGTCGTGAGCGAGAACTGGATATGCGCGTTGATCTTCGTGAAGAGCGCGTTCGCCAGCGTGAGGCTTGTGGCCAGGTTCGATGCGTCCGTCGTGGCGCACGTGTTCGTCGAATCCGCCGTGAAGTGGTCCGCCGTGCTTGCATCGTGCGTGTTGAGAGCCGCCTTGATCGCGTTGAGCAGCGTGTTGACCGACGCTTGATCGGTCGCGTTCGCCGTCGCGATGACTGAAGCCGCCGCCTTGTGCGCGCGGGGGTCGACGAGGTGGACGTTCAGGACAGCCTTCGCCTCGTTCGCCCTCACGATGACCGTGGGGAGGTCCGTGGCCGTCGGGGACGACATGATCGCCGCCGTGGCCACGCGAGCGTTGGACGGGCCGCTCGTAGTCGAGGTGATGTCCGCGTGCGGGTAGCTCGTCAGCGCGACGACCTCCCTCTTGAGTGCGTTGAACGAGGTGACGAGATTCGGGAGGATCTCGTTCGCCGCGTTCCGTACGTTGATCGCCATGGTGTGTGCTCCTGAAAGGGTTCTCTTACGGGGTGACGCGTGAGGCGCCGATCAGGTAACCGCGACGTGGTACCGCGTGCCGCACGCGTTGGGCCGCTCGACGCCGAGCTG